AATGACTGAGACATCATACTTATTTTTAAGTCTTCTTTCTTCATTCAATGCTTGAAATATACTTCTGTTCATAGCTACATCTTCTACAGTTGATGAAGTGCAGTGATATTTTTCATGCAGTTCCATTATATAATCTACTACCCCTTTCTTCCCTATTACTTCTCCTGTAGCAGGGTCTTTACTTCCAATAGTAGGGATGCTTCTATGCCTTTCATATTCTAAAACATATGCATTATTGTTTGAATCAACAGCGACTACCATTATAACACTGAAGTCAGAATGTTTAGTATCAATATCTGTAGCAGGGTCACATCCTATAAATACATTTACTGGTATTTTATCACCGTTAACTGTTATATAATTAATATCATCTTCCCTTCTAAAGTAACCATCCCAGTATTTAATATGCTTTCTTGTCCAAACTGCATCTTCTTCACTCATTACTTCCATCATATATTCTTGAAAGAACTTATGCGGTTGACCTGAATCAGAATAAAACTTCTTTTTTTCTTCAAGTTTTTTCTTATTAAAAAATGATTCCCAGAGAGGGGCCCCATCACCTATAATAGCTTTATATGTAATTACTCTCCAAGCAAATTGCTTATTATCTTCTTTAGCTTTTGCATGATTTGTAAGAAGATTATTAATAAAAGAGTCATAATGCACAGGAGTACCATTAACACGAAGCCTGCCAGTGTGGGGCTCAAGAGCAGGATATACCACAGCGGTAACCAGATTTGCGTTCTTATCTCTCGCTTCTGGTGTGATGGTATTGGCTTCATGTTCAAAATCATCAAGTACGATGAGGTCGTATCTCTTGTGAAGTTTTGCCCCGCCACGTATCCCAGCGACATTACTCTTGGAAATGAGCTTGCATCCGTTTGATAACTCAATATCTTCTTCTGTCCATTTTCTGCCTTTAAGGTTCCCGAAGTAATATTTTATCCTATCATTGTTCTCTAAGTGGTGCTTTATATAATCCATGTTGCCAACACTAAGCTTTTGTGTAGCAGAAACCCAAGCATAAAATAAAAAATTGCTTTTATCTTTACAGAATACGAAGTCTTTAACTATAGATGCTTTTGTTAGTACAGTCTTGCCATGTCCACGGGGTATAATGATGGCAAGTTGCTTTACATTTCTATCGTCTATAGCATCAGACATTTCAAAATGAAAGAAAGGAGTTTCACTGCGCATGAAGTCATCTGGTAAGAATAACTTTCCAAATGATATGAGGTCTTTGTGAGCTAACTGGAGCGCTTCTTCAGCTTTTGTTATATTCTCACTGTTTATATTAGCCATGTTTATGGCGTATCTTCGTCAAATAAATCCGTTTCTTCTGTGTTTACCCAATTCATTATACTTGATATTATTCCTTCCTCCATAGATTCTGAGTCTCTTTCATAAAAATCCTCCATTTCGATATCTGGAGCTTCTGGTCTTCCACCATGACCAACAAATTCAGGAAAAACATTATCCATGCTGAGTCCAGGATTAACAAAATCTCCTTCATCGGCTAAAAAACTTTCCATTACTGATGCCTCAGGTGAATATTTTTGAGAATGTTTTTGAGTATATTTTACTTCGCCTTCATATCCTAAATCAGAGAGAAATTCTTTGTAATCATCTTCATTATTAAAATAGTCTTTAAATTGAGTAACATCTATTGTTTCTCTTATACCACCTTCTATTGTTCCATGTCTTTCATCTATGCGCAACCTTCTTTCTGATATTTCTTTAGACCATGTTTTATCTGGTTTTTCAATAAATCCAGACCATCCAGATGGGTTATCTTTTGATTCTAATTCTTTATCGTAACCTCCTCGCCACCCCAGTCTATCACTGAATTGCGAAGAGTCATATTTGTCTTTCTCAAAATCTTCAGTAGTTTGCAAAAGATGAAAATCTCTGTCTGGAGTGAATTGAACACCAACTGAATCTTTACCTTTTACAAAAAATCTTTCATTTGGTTCATTACCTATTTTTTCAATTGCCCCTGTACCCCATTCAGTATTTGATTGCCCGCTTACTGGAATACCTGTTTCTTCTGCAAGATAACTAAGGTCCTTCCTATCAGCCATTCTACACGCTCCAACCATGACTTCATTTACTTTTCCTTCTCTATGTCCTTTCAAACTTTTTACAAAGCCTGATATAGTCTCAGAGTCTTTACCTTCCTTATAATCCTTATACTCTTCAAAAAATTCTTCTTTAAAGGTTAATTCGTCTTGATTCCAATCATAGAAACCCTCCCCTTCTTTTCTGTATCTTTCAAATGACTCCATATCATTAGAGATATCTGCCATAGCAACTAAACTACCCCTCGACATCTGTTCTTTGACTATTTCTGATATTGGATATCCACCCATGAAACTTCCAGAATGGCCCATCATTCCTATAGTGATTTCACCGGGTATATTATCTATAATTTTTTTAGCATCTGACAGTTCATGTCCTTCCCAACCTTTATAATATGGAATAATAATTGTGTTAAAAACATCTTCATTTTCATCCTTCCACCATTCAGCTTGGTCTGGAAATGAACCCGGTCTAAAAACACCACTCCAATTATCACCTCGCTTCCACGACATATCTTCAGCTAATATAACTACTGTTTGTTTTTGTCTACTACCCATATGTGAAATATAATATTTTTAGCATATTAAGTTACACCAAAACTTTTCTTCTTTTCACCATGATATTCATAGGCATGTCCTTCTATCTTTAATAGTTCATTAAGGCTATTACTCTCTCCTTCGACATTTAAGAATATCTCTCCTAGTACCCTGCCGTATTTCCCAGTCCCATGAGACTTTAAAGTAAAGTTGCCTTCATCGGAACTTTCCAACATTTTCTTCGTATAAGCTTTAGCCTCTAATCCTTTCTTCTTTTCTTCTAAATCTCTTGTCCTACTTTCCCAAGTATCCACACCCATAAACCTTATACGCTTTTTTACCCATGTATCAAAGCCTAAGTCTATCATTGCATCACAAGTATCACCATCAACAACTCTGACTAACTTAGCATTATATACGAATTTATCTAATTTTGCCATTTTTTAATTTACGCTATTTAGTTCTAAGATATGTTAGATATTCTGAAGCCATCTGAGGGTTGAAAATTGTAGTGACTAATCTATTATCATGGTCTTTATAATTAGGGTCTATTATCGTTACTGGGCAGTTAAATATATTCTTATCATCTAATCCTAATTTATCTGCATAATTATCTATTATCTTGAAAGACGCTACTTGCAAAGCATGGCTTATAAGACCACTTGAAGGATTCTTTATAACTTGATACCCACTAATATGAGTATGCCCACAAGTAAGTATATGGTCATTCCATCCTGTCTGGGCTGCTCTAGCTACTCCGTGAGCAGTATTCCATATTGAACTTCCCTTGAATGTATGCCTTGCATTAAGCCTAATCTCTTTACCATTAGGGAATATAAGATTCATCCTAGCTCCCCATCTCTGATAAATGCCTTTATGGTCTCTCATAATAAATTCTAATGGGTCTCCATCACCACTCCATACATCGTGGTTCCCAGCAACAAGATATAACCAATTTAACTTATTAATAAAGTATTCAGTTAATCTCCATGCTTCTTTTGAAGAAGTCGACTGCTGGCCATATAGAGAAGCAAGCCTGCCAACCCAGTTATTCTGAATATCTCCCAAGTTGCCAGCAAACATACCTTCTGTCCCATTGATAATATCCATGTAATAAATAATTTGTGATAAATCTGTTCCATCATCATCAACATGAGGGTCTCCAAAATGTGCAATTCCTATAGGCCCATCAATATTAATATGAATATTAATGAGTCTCCTACTGTCTCTAGCTCCTACTTTATGGTCATACTGTTTTTTCCTGTGCTCAATAATATCTTCTATTGGCATTGACTCCACTAAATTAGCATCTACTTTAAATGGAGCAGGTGTTAGTATTTTAGGTTTTAGTGTTTTTCTATAACAAGCAGTGCAACGCCACTGCTGTTTTTTACTCTCTTTAAAATATGAAAATCCATCTTTTCTTAAAGACCTTGCACCGCATCTTGGACATCCTATTACATTCCCATCATCATCTTGCCTAAAATCAGCTACTTGTCTCTTGTTTGATTTCTGCTCTCTCTTCTTTTTCGCCATTCTTTACCTCGGTTAATTGTTTAGCCCTTGAAGCTCCTTCTAGCTCTTCTTGTGAAAAACCCTGAAAAACTCCTAGAAGTCCAGTCTCTCTCTGTTTAACTACATTACCTGTTGTGCCTACAATCTTACCTAATTCTTTCGCTGACTGCAAAACAATATTATCATCTTCGCTGTAGTCAGCAAGGTTCTTAAACTTATTGAGTACA